CGATTAGCTCTCATTATTGTCCACTGTATCATGCACATAGAGAGCCATAAGTGCATAGTGTAAAACTTTCATTAAGTCTGCACGATTGTATCCATTCTTTTTACCATACCTTTGTGCATACTTTAAGATGTTACCCATGCAGAAACCTTCTCCATGTCCACCATCTATAATAAATTCTGTTGCTTGATATTTGTTCTGAGAATAATGTTGTTCATAAGTATTATCAACATATTCTTTAAATTGTTTTATCAACTCATCTTCGTTGTATTTGTAATGTATTTCACTCACCATATAATTATCTCATAGAATTCATATTTGTCAACTTTATATTACTTGTAGAAAATATGTTCGTTAATAGTTACAGTTTCGTTTAGTGAATCTGCCCAGTAAGGATTTACATATACAGAATGATAATGTGTTGCACCTTCTGTAATGTCTCCATATGCACCTTGTAGGATATTTCTTGCAAGAGTCAAACATTGTACCCAAGTTTTTGAGTCCTCTGGGTCGTCTGATTTACCATCACAAAACCAACTGAATTGACATTGATGTCTAACAGGCATCATATTACCTTTCCAGTTTTCTTTCCACTTTGCTTGATAAACAACACCACAAATATCAGATGGATAATTCATGTGTTGAGTTCTATTAATAACTACTTGGGAAACTGCAATCTTACCTGCTACTGGTTGATTACCAGCCTCAAAGTACATGTTCTGTGCAAGACAATATGCCTCATTGTTTGGGTCAGATGCTTCTATTTTGTTTATAAAAAATACTAAACTTGCAACTATTACCATCATCATGATATGAAATGGTATAAAAAGTTTTGATGCACTAGACCAAGGTCTAGACCACATTATCATTTCTACTATATGTTTTATTCTACCCATGTGTATCCCCATTTTAATAAATCTTCTTGTTCTTTTATTGCTTTATCAGTATCTACTTTTTTAACTGATATCATTGCTTCTTTTCTATTTGTCACTTCAACATAATCATCTTTGATATCGAATGTAACTGAATGACCTTCATAGGTTAGTGTTCCTTTGAATACCATTCTTGGATGGTCTATGCACTTATTCATGATGCAATCCCAAATTCTGCATCTAATGTATTTTCAACTCTTTGAATTTTTGCAGCTGCAGTTTTACTTAACTTTGTACCGCACATTGGACAAAGTTCAATATTCATTTTTGGTGCAATGTTATTTTCAAAATCATCCATTGCAGCTCTCCACATATTAGTGTCATAACAAAAGAAATACATTCTATTCATTTCTTTTTCAAACTCAATCTTAGATAAGTCTCCATCATAATCATTATAGAACTCTGATAAAGACATTCCACAATTAGGTCTTAACAATCTACCAAATACTTGTAATGCATTTTCAATAACTGCCGAACCATCTTTTCTTCTTCTATCTGATTCTTTTAGTATGCACATTGTTTTTGCAGTGACAATATTTACACCCATGGCAAATTTGTCAACACATAAAAGATATTTCAATGGGTCTTCAAAGTCATTTAACTTTTCTAAAACATCATCATCGTCCACTTTGTAAGTGTCACCATCTTTAGTATAAATTGTTATTTCATCGTAAGTTGATATTGCAATATCACCATAAGCAATTCTATCTTGAAGAATTGGTAAAACATCTTGAGGTGTAAAATTACCATCACCTTTTTGTTCACAAACTATTATTGCAACATTCTTAGTCTTACATAACTCTTCTTGTCTCTCTGAATGTTTTATTGTATCTTCGATAAGTTCTAATTTACCAGTTTTGAAAACTCTGTTACCCATCCATGCAGACCTATTTGAAAGTTCAAATGGTAGTATCTTTGCATCTTCATTTGCAAGTTCATACTTTAACTTACCACCAGTTGGTAGTAAACCACTAACTTCCCAGTTAGGTGTTGCTGTCATAGCAAATAAGTAAGGTGAATGTTTTGCAAGAAACTCTAATCTTGTATACATTCTTGCAAGAAAGTTACTTGCTTCATGTCCTAAATTTTCTTTGTAGTTTCTTTTAGAAGATGTTGACCAAGTGTGAAACTCATCACAAAAGATTGCAAACTTTGTTCCTACTAATAAAGATTGTAGTTCATCACCCTTCTTTTCAACAAAGAACCCTTGGTTTGTAGTATAAAGAACAGTCTTCTTACCTTTCTTGATTCTCCTCATAAACTCTTTAACATTGGTCGTTGCAACAACCCCACTAATACATGAAACTACATCATTAAGAAGTTCTATGTTATCAGTAACGATATCAGTTTTTGGTGCAGTTAGAATTACATAATCAATGTTACCACTATTAAATGAATATGGTATCCATTCTGTAATCAAGCTGAATGTTTTACCAAACCCCATTGGTGCTTGAAAAACTTTTACTTTGTTATCTTTTTTGACTTTATCAAAAGTCATCTTAAAAGAATTGTTATATCTTTCTTGTAATTCAATCATAAATAAATCCTAAAAAACTGGCGGGATGAGAAACAGTTTCAACACAAATGCGTGTTATAGTAGTGTTCACTTTGTTGTTTTCGTTTCCCTGTCCCTGCCCGAGCATATTGCCCCTATTATAATCCAATTGCTATTAAACCTAAAATAATAAACTCATCTATTATCATAAGTCCAATAAAGATTTTTGTCAAGATGATTTTCATTTTAAGCTCCTCCTCTCGTAAAGAGGTCAATCAATTTATCACCTGTTTTCCTAGAACCAAAGGTTCTAATAAGAACTCCATTTTTTGTTCTCTCAATGAGACCACTGTTGTATTCTGTATCTGTTACACTACCATCTTCAAAGTCTTCCTTAGACTCTTCTGTCTCATACCACATGGATGCAAGTCGATGTATGTGTATTGCTTTGGGTTGTTTTGCCCACTCTTCTGCTTCTAAAAGCAATCTTTGTCTTTCAACAACTTCGTCATATTCACTCATGACTCATAACTCCTTATCCTTGCTGGGATAACTTTGTTCCAGTTACAATCATCACAAACTCTGTCATTGATATCTTCAAGAACTGGTTGTGGATTGTTACCATATCCCTCATAAGTCCCTGTGCATAAAGCACAGGGTTGAGGAGAACTAGACGACTCTAGTGAGGTCTTACTATATGTCGAGTTCGTCATTTGCATTCTCCTCGTTAACTTGTTCACCTAAAGGATTCACACCTTCATCAACCTTAGTGTAAAGGTCAAGGAAAGATGCTTTGGTGTCTTCATCGAACCTTGCAAGACACACCTCAATAGACTTCAACTTGTCGTTGAACATTGAGAATGCTTTTGCAATGTGAACCAACCTTCTAGTTGAAATCACTTCGTCAACTGCACCCTCGTAAAAAGACTTTCTGATTACATCAGCCCAGTCAACAAGTTTGTTTGCAAACTCATCATCGTTGACACCAAGAATTGCAAAGTCACCCTTGACAATTTTTTTCTCAGTAACCACTGGTGGGTATTCTTGTTCAAGACAAATTGCAAACCTTTCAAGGAATGCTTCGTTCAAGATGTTAGTACCAATGAACCTACCATCCTCAGAACCTTTACCTTTAGTGTTTGCAGTTGCAACCACTGTAAATCCAGGCTCTGGTTTGACAAACTCACCAGTCTTCTTGATTAAGTAACCACCACCTTCTAGGATGGATTGTAAACACATAATCTTGTTAGATGCAAGGTCAACCTCATCAAGAAGTAACACTGCACCTTTTCTCATTGCTTTGAGAACAGGGCCTTCTTTGAAGACAATGTTACCATTGATTAGAGTATTTGAACCAATCAAATCATCCTCATCTGTCTCGATGGTGATGTTAACTCTGAATAACTCCTTCTTGAGTTTTGCACAAATTTGTTCGACCATCAAAGTCTTACCATTACCACTCAAACCAGTAATGAATACTGGAAAGAAGATACCAGACTTGAGGATTGACTTAAGGTCTTTGAAGTGACCAAAAGGAACATAGTTATCCATAACCGATGGGATAACTGAAATATTCTCATCGAGAACATTCATACCAACATTTGCAACTGGTACTGGAACTGTCTCGACAGTTTGAACAGCTTGCACTGTAGGTGCAACTGGTTCTGCATAATTTTCTGGAACTACAGACTTAATTGAATAAGTACCATAACCAGCTTTGAATTGTGGTTTTCTAATCAACCACGATGGGAAAGGAATATTTGCATTGTCACAAATTTTCCTAACTGTCGATTTTGAAAACTCGACTTGATTTGGATATTGTTCTGCACAGGCATCCAAGAACCTATAATGATTAGCATTCAAATTCATAATTTAACCTCACTTGTTTTTGAATAATTTTCCATAGTTGTATTATACCAAAATGTGTACCCATCATGCAACCTTCTTAACGAAGTGTTGAAGAATTTTTCTTTGGGACATTTTGTTGTTACCCATTCTTTTCATTGCACCCTTCAATGCTTGTTTACTTGCACCAACTTGTACATCTAAAGTATCATCTTCTGACACGATACCCATTTTCTTTTTGTTTAGAATGTAGAACTCATTGTATCCACTCTTATCAGTAGTCTCAACTTTGTATCCACCTTCTTTTCTGAATAACTTGTATCCTTCTGCTTTGACATCCCAGTCTTGGTATTCACCAGCAAACTTGTCAACAGCACTATCAAAATCTCTGTGTTTGTTAGGACAAATAAAGAACCCAACTGTATCAACACCAGTAGTTTGTTCAATCCATTTCAGAAGATTGTCTGTACCTTTGTAGTCATTACCAGTTCTGTAAATGAAAGTGTTTTTAGTTCTTCTATCGTGGAAGTACTGGTCAGTACCATAACCCATGCAACCTAATCTGAAACTGTCACCATCTGTGAGAGTAACAAATTGTAGTTTGTCAATTGAATAATTGTGTTTGAAGTCTGCAATGTAATCTCTCATAATCATTAGTGATTCATCGAGAGGTGTACCACCTAGACCATAGTTGTATGCATATCCATGATTAGCATCAAATCATGGATA